CGCTGAAGAACTGCAAGGGTCGTCGCATGATATTCAGCTCTAGCGGCTCTCTGCCCTGCTTAGATAGCTCTTTAAGTTCTGCATCGCTCCAAGTGTAACCCGAAGCTGCTAAAGTAAAGATTTGTGCGTTGCGCGTGAACGGAACCCAGAAGTCATGCGCGTATCTGTAATTCTCTTGATATTCGCCAAATATTTCGTTGTCTGTGAGCATGTAGCCATCTTATGAAAAGACTGCATTATGCTCAGTAAATATTTTAATACCTATATTTGAAATCGCCTCTTCTCAACTACAGCTTTGTGCTTCTCAAGAGCGCCTTTCATGCTGCTGACTGTTTCGATGTGCGTTACGGCTTGCATGGCATATTGAAAAGCGTCTGCATAATGAGAGTTGCTTACTAAAATTCCATTAGCAAAATAACAATGATCGATTTCTACTTCTAAATCATACACTTCTATTTCTATGTCCGAATATAACTCCGCAACTCCTAGAACAGTTCCTTTGCTTGCTATATTTGAAACACTCAAATTCTTCATGGCAGATATGGCATTTACGCTTTTCGGTATCTTTTCCAGTATTTCTTCTATATTGAGCGCGGCATGCGTTTGAACACATTGTGGAGTTTTTCCAAGGAGAAAGGTAAGTTTTCGAGCAAATCTTACAAGTCTTTTCCAGCAGCGGCTTTTGAGCAAAGGCATGCTTTCCGTGGATTCTATGCCACTCAATCCCTTCGGGTGATGCGTGCCACTTCGGAGCGGCTGCGATAGCTTTAGATATTGTTTTTCTTGAAAGAAACCTTCTTTCTTCTGTAGACATGTGCATGGACATGTGGTCGCTGTGGGTGATAAGTTCCAGGTTGTCGATAACATTGTTCGATTTATCATCATCCAAATGGTGGATATCATATTTGGGAGGGATTTTTCCCTTGTGATAGATCCACACAGCTCTATGCAATGATCCTCCGCTGTTTGGTATTGATGATCCTCCACGCCAATATCCGAATTGATTCTTGGCGTAGCTGTAGCCATTAAAATAGATCTTTGTTCCTGGCTCATTGATAAGAAAAAGTCCTTGAACCCTAACTCTCTCGCCTTTCCACGGTATAAACTCCGATCCCAATCTTCACACTCCTCTTGCGTGATCATTTGATCATTATAACGCAAAGAATCGGCGGTTACAATTCCTTTGTTGCTGAAAATTTTGTGATGGGAAGTGCAAATTAGATCGGCTGAATCAGACTTTATTTTTAGCAGACTTTTTGTTTTGTACTGGAAAACGTTACGAACATATCTGTATCCCGTGGGAGTTAAGACTCTATCTCCTACCACTATCTTATCAATTCGCTTAAGTCCATGCTCTGTTTCGACAAGCGTTTCCCCTATGAAGCAGCTGATATCGTGATAGGGGGAGTCTTCGTAGCGACCGTACATCTCACTCCACTTCTTACGATACTTTCCGAGATACTCAAGCAAAGTCTTCGTCTTAGTGAGGTAGAATACGCATCGGCTGAGTTTTATTTTAGCGTTAGAGATCAGGATCTGTTTGTCGGTTTGCTTGAGCACGACAAACTTAGTCTCGGTGTGAGAAAAAAGCTTACGAAACTCTCTCTCATATGTATTGTCTACTACTATACCGTCGCGCTTCCTAGCGTCGTGAGGGAGGAAAATTGTATGATACAAGAACCGTTTTTCCTGTTGCAAAAAGTGACAATAGAACTCTACCCCTTTGCCCGAATCTGCATAGAAATCGACGACCCGAATCTCTCCATGCACACACTGAATGAAAACGAGGACAGTGAGATCATTGACACCGATATCCATTGCCACATAGACAGGCTGTAGAGGATCGTAAGGTGAGATCGCTAAGCAGCGGCTGTCGGCATAGGCTTCTTCAATGAGCGCTTGGAAGTAGTAAGCATCAGAGGAGCTGGCAAACGCCTCGGCTACCGTAGACGGAAACTCCTGCTTCATCTTGTCGCCGAGCATCTTTGCCTGTAGAGCGTACCAGTTGCGTTGATGCTGCGTAATCCTTACACCAGCATCTTTCTCTAACTTGTTAAAATAGTCGGTGAGATCCACTGAGTAGCTAACTTCATCTTGAAGAACGTACGTTGACTCAGAGTACCAGGGAAAAAAGAATAGCTTGTAGTCGAGGGCTGTGAGCTTATTTCCTGATTCAAGGACTGCCTGATTGATCATATCTGCATAGAAGCCAGTATTGCCTTCACCAGTACTCTCTATTATCACACGCCCCGACGCTGGTATAGATTGCAGCGTACCAGTGACTACCTCTTCAGCTTTCAGCGGATTGCGCGCGCATGTCTTGCCATACTCCGACACTAGGACTAGCTGATAAGCACCACCGCGTAAAGTAGTGTCAACTCGGAGAAACGAGCCATTGCTAAATGTAATCTCTCTAGCTGAGTGCTGTTGTATGCCTAGATAGCCAGCAAGTTCAGGAAGGAAAGTATCTAGAGCGTGTCCAATGATCCTCTTATAGATGTGCTGCGCGTGTTCTAAAGAGTACGAGACGATACCGCAAGAGATGTTGCGCTCGAAGATTGCCTCATCGACTAGATACAAAACTGCGAACGTACTCATGCCGAGCTGTCTAGCCTTCAAAATCAGATTGCGATTGTGCATGTTATGAAGGACTATCGTCTGAACAGCATTGAGCTGAAAGCGTATCGAGTTCCCCTGCTTGTCGATGATGCGATAGAGATGATTGAGTCGCCATTCCTTGCAGTCAAGATTGTACGAGCTTTCCGTCTTTAAGCTTTTCTTTGACTTCGACGAGGGTAAAGACTTGCTTTTGCGCTTCGGGATGATTGTACCCACGATCCCTGCCTTTGTTGTTCAGGACGTACATTGCTGATTTAAGATAGGCATTCGGATCTTCATCTTGCAGTCCTCTCATCAAGGCATTCTCTGCCATATCTGCTATCGTAGTGTCGTAGTCGTTACGCGCATTATCGATAGCTTCTTTAAACTCTTCTTTGTTTTTAATATGCTTAACGTAAGTTTCAAAGGCGATATCTAGTTCTTTGCATATTTGAGCTACAACACCTTTTTTCTTTTTAATTACCTCAAGAATCCTAGACTTGGCCATTTTCCAAGGAACTCCAGGTGTACCCATTAATCAAACTCCTTAGTTACTTCACCGTTCTTTTTCACAAGAGTATCCTTTCCAGCTTTTTGTCGGTACTTAATCCAGCGCTTGATGATGATATCCACATAAGCAGGACTTAGCTCGATTCCAAAACATTTTCGGTTGAGCTGTTCGGCGGCCAGTAAAGTAGTACCTGACCCCAAAAACGGATCATAAACTCCCTCACCTTCCGCGCTATTGTTACGCATCGGACGAGCCATACATTCGAGAGGCTTCTGAGTTGAATGTGCCGTGCGTTCATCAGCATCTTTTCCTTTACATCCAAAAGCATTGAGATTTGATATCTCCCAGACTGTGGATTCCTTGCGGCTTCCTTGCCAGTTATGAGAATGACCTTTCTTGACGGCATACCAGCAGGGTTCATGCTGCCAGTGATAATCGCCACGAGAGAGAGCAAAATGCTGCTTAGCCCAGATGATCTGGCTTTTCATCTCATACTCAGCTTCTTCAAGGCTTCTCTGTACTACTGAAGCCGCCCTACCATCGTGCCATACATAAGCCACAGAGCCAGGGAAAAGATGCCACGCTAAAGCCCAATTGACTTGGGAGTCATTTAGCACCTTTCCTTTTGCTTTTACACCGACCCTTATTCCATCCGTTCCTATTCCTATGTTTTTTGGATCTCTCCAATTCGGATCATAGCTAACGCCATAGGGAGGATCAGTGACCATCAGTATGGGCGTTTCTTCTTGGAGACATAGATTGACCGTATCGCCATTAGTTGAATCACCACATACAAGCCTATGATCACCCAACTGATACACGTCTCCCAATTTAGTAATAGCATCTTCATCTTTGCTTGGTTCGAGTGTCTCGTTATCTTCTTCTACTGGATCGATCTCTTCAGCTATGTTCATGCACAGCTCTTCTTCGGTAAAGCCCCAGTCGATAAGATCTTCTACATTCCACTGGTTTGCTAGAATATCGAAGTCAAACTCTCCGGTCGCTCTGTTCAAGCGGATGTTCAGCTCATCAATATCTGTCTGCTCTAGCTCTCGATCGGGCACATAGCACTCAATCTCTTTGTGGCCAAGCTTCTTTAGAATCGAGAGGCGTTGATGGCCTCCTATGATCTTACCGTCAGTCGTTATGCAAGGCTTGTCGATGATCCCGAACTTCTCCAGGCTCTTCTGTAGATGCTCAGCGTCGTGCTTAGACAAGCGGCGAGGGTTCTTTGCGTGCGGCTTGAGATCTTTGATCTTACGCTTTTCTAAGTGCCAGTTAATCATAGTGGTTTCCAATATTTTCCTTGAGCTATCACATAGCTTCCGTTCGCAAACTCAAAAGTGTCCCAGTTTCTTTTTTCTGCGAGTCCATACTGCATTTATCCCGGGAATCACAAGTGCCACGATCGCGTATCTGATCGCTGTTTCGACCGTTGACTTAAGATATTGCTCATCTTGACAAATCACATAGAGGTAAAAACAAAATACGCCGAACAAAGCACACACAACGAGGAAACCAATGATCACCGCACCTCGTGATAACCACTCAAGTGGTTTCCAATATTTTCCTTGAGCTATCACATAGCTTCCGTTCGCAAACTCAAAAGTGTCCCAGTTTCTTTTTTCCGATTCAGGCGCATGAGGATCAAACTGTAGTATATCCGGCGTTCTAGTGTAAATCGCATATTCGCTTTTAGTAGATTTCCAGGGTGTTCTAAGCAATACCATTTGCCCAGAAACTGGTGGATCTAATACAGCGTCTTTCCATCCCAATATGAGACAATATTTACCGCTCGATAGCCACCAACTGGCTAACGCTATGATCTTTCTCATAGTCCCATTAAGATTTTGAACGCTTCTTTCGCTTGTCTAGCAACCACTGCATTACCGAGGCATCTAAGTCTAGCCACGTGGTCGGATATCCCATCAGAACACTTACCCATAGAGGACACAATCTCTTGCCAATGTTCTCTGGATTCAAACGGCCAATGCTGTCCGGTATGTCCTCTCCGTGTTCCCCCTTCTGACGACTGGGGCTGGGAGTCCTGATAGGTTTGTTGGCTTGGCTGGCTGTTGGAGTCGCCACCATTTTCAATATAGCTGTCGGAAGATTCGGCGTATGTCGATTGCAATCTGATGGGCTGCCCCCCTTGTTCCGTGTTGCATCTCTTGCTGTTGGAGTTGGCCACATCTGTGGATGAATCCACTCCCTGAGATTGCTCGGAGCTTTTCTGCCAGGTCTGTGCTTCTCGAAGTGTTTCTTCATTGCTTCTTCGGATCGAGGCGGCAGGGAATCCATCGTCGTGGGAGTTGGCCACATCTGGATTAATTCGTTTGGAGTAGGAAGTTTGTTGGGAGTCCAAAACTTCTTGCTCCGTCCTTTCGTTGACTCTGAAGCGGTGGGTGTTCCTAGCCAAACAGAACCATCTGTCTCTTCTGTGGCACGCTCCAACGGAAGCAGCGGATATGCAACACCACCTACAGTCATACCCCATTTCGGCAATTTCTCTAACGACGCGTAATCCCCCACGGCTTGTGATGGCAGGCACGTTTTCAAGGAATAAGAACGAGGGCTTGATTTCTTTGGCCAAGCGCACGATCTCGAAAAACAATCCGCTTCGCTCTCCTGCCAAGCCCTTTCCAAGTCCTGCAATGCTGATATCCTGGCATGGGAATCCTCCGTATAAGATATGGACAAATCCCCGAAATACTTTAAATTCGGCCTCAGAGAAGGAAGTAATATCAGTCCATATGGGTGCATTCGGGAGATGAAGAGATCGCATTCTGGATAATAGCACTGCTTGACAATAGGGGTCGATTTCGCTGTAGGCGACGGGTCTGACCCACTCAGATAAAGCCACATCTAAACCTCCGATCCCAGAAAACAGAGACAATCCATTAAGCATGTTTCCTCTATGAAACTGTATATCAAACCATTTATTGGATATAAAAAAAAGTCTGCATATTGCCAATAATCAGCGATCCCTTGTATACTGACAGGCGTTAAGAAAAACAAACGATCTGTAGGAGGGTCAATGATGCCAACATATAAATTTCAGATTTCATGCACTAGCTCTGAGGAGTTAGAAGGTTATAAAATTACCGACTCGTATCTTTTCGCAGATACACATGATTTTGTCGGCGAGGGGCGAGGATATCTGCGCTGCTATCACAAAGATCTTCCCGCATTTGTCAAAGAGATGGTCGAGTATCTGATTGAAAATACTTCTTCTCGAGAAGAGCTAGTCGACCATCTGGGAAATATGAAGTTCTGGCATGTTACGATTTTTGATTGTGATTGTGTCTTTGCTGGAGGAGAAGATGGTATGACTAATAAATCAATAAGGAGGATTTTATGATAAATGAAGAAGCCAAACAAAAGTTAATAATGAAAGAACTATGTAAAGATCTTTTTGAATTTTTAAAAGAGAAGCAACTAAAAGAAAATTTATCTACAGACAATATTCTGGGAGGTTTGCAACTGCTTCATTCTTATATATGCTTAACTCAGGGCGTTACGAAAGAAAATTATCTTTTGGGCATAAAGCATTACACCGAAATATTCTCTCAAGCATGGGAGGATGTGTAATGGGTTACTGTCCAGTTTTAGGAGATCTGATGGAATACGATAGAGCGTGTGAAGAGCAGCTAGCTAACGAAGCAAGACGAGACGAGCAGCTGCAAGAGATGCTCGATGATGTGCATATCAAAAAGCTGATTGCAGAAGGTACTGCTACAGAGAAAGCTTTGGTTGAGTTTTTCGCTCACTGGGTAAAACAATACAGGGCAATTGATGACTTGCCATGCGGAGGAGACTATGAGGAATTTAGTAAGCAATGGCGCTCGGACACAGGAGTGTGCGATGTCGATTAAGCTAAAGGAAGTTTCCTACTATGGTAGGACGCGCTTTAATGCCCAGTGCGATACATCTAAGCTGATCATGTCTCTTATGAGCAAGCGATCCACTTTTACACCGGATGATGTTGAGAAGTTTCGAAAAGCTGGATGGAAAGTCGAGGTACTACATGACTAGATTTGTAGTTTGGGCACTCATTTTCGGCTGGTTTGCATTTGTCGTTTTTTGGATCGCTCGCCATGCTTTTACCTTTTTTAACCTAGGAGCTATATGCCAGCAGTAGTTTTAAGCCTATTGATCGGCTTGTTGGGGATAACGACAACGATCATCGTATGCATCTGATCATGGGACATTATTTTCAGACACTGCCTTTGTTTAGTAGTGATCTTTGTGTGCTGCTATTTTGTAGCGATTATTAGAAAGGACTAGATAGCGAGCATGTCGAGCTGGACGGCTTTGATTTTTCCATCATCGATTTGCGACACTTGGAGCAAGTTTTGAAGAGTGCGCGCTCGAGCGATTCTCTTGTTGAGATAAGATATTTTCTTCTCCAGCATCATGATCTCTTTCTCGATGTGGTAGCACTCTTCTTTTGCGAGCTTTTGATAGTCAAAAAGTTCCATAAAATCCCTAGATTGAGGAGAGGGAGTATACATGAGTGGTAAGCGTTTTAGTAAAGAAGAATTAGCCAATGGGCCCCCTGAAAAAGTTAGAGCTATCGAGGTGTGTTATGCAGTCGACAGCCTACATGACCAGCAAATCAGATTCAAAGAAATTGTTTATGCGCATGTGTGTGAACTGCATAACAATTGTCTAGTTTTATACATTGTGGCTAGGGTTGGTGAGCGCATCGAAATGGCTGCTTTTAGAAACTGGCTCTACTGGAAAGATGTGACGATGGACGAGTCTAAAAGAGCGTTGCTAATCCAGAAAGAAGAGCTATAAAAAAAGCGCCGTCTTGGGAACGGCGCTAAACTTCTAGGAGTGATCAATGCGTTTTCTCACAAACTCTATCGCTTCCGATGTCATCTGTACTTTGCAGTATTCTTCGCGAACCATTTTGAGTCAACTAGTCTGAGCTTTTGCTCCGGGAAGTATTTTCGGAATCTCTTGATCTTCGTAAGGCTTTTGGCATCATAATAGCCCTTCACTTCCACCCATTCCTGCGTCTCGTCGTTATGATACACGAGGAAATCTGGCTTGTAGCTTGTGCATCCCCTGCGGATCGCATCGAACCAGAAAGTTTTTGGCTCATGTTCCCACTCTTTGATTACCCCCAGTTCTTTTTGCCGTTGAAGATGACACGAAAATCTGTACTCCCACGCCGAGCGAAAGAAGATCCTGCGTCCATCAATCACGTGCCAGGCTTGCGTCGTATTCGATCTTCGAGTATGTATTTGCATATGACGCGCTCGATTAAAAGACTTACAATCTCACAAGAGAAGATTATGTTACAACGCAAGTTGGCTCTCTATCTCAATACTGAATGTCAAAAGTACTTATCTCTAATCCTCAAAGCCGAAATGACGCAGGTTAAGCTTGCCCCCAGTGGCTTTGCATATCCGGAGCGCTAGAGGGCGGTTTGGTGGTCTTTCACCGTTGTATATTGGATAGAGAGAGGAAGGGTGTATCTGTGCCCATTGGCTGAACTTGTAGAGATTAGTGCCGAGTTCATCGATGTAGTATTTTAAAGGATTTGTTGTCGCCATTTTCCTTATTTTCCTTATTTTCTTTTATTTCTTTTTAGCGTAAAATGTTCTTAAAATTCAAGGAGTTTCGAATGAGCCACGAACTAACCATCGAGCAGCTGGATGCCAAGAAAATTGAGCTGCTAAAAAATACCGTCTGCAAAGGCGCGTCCAATGAAGAGCTAGAGCTTTTCATCCATATCTGCAATCGTTCCGGTCTGGATCCATTTGCTAGACAAATCTATGCAATTTTCAGAGAAGCCTGGGATCCTGTTTCACGCATTATGAAAAAGAGCATGACGATACAGACAGCTATCGACGGATACAGACTGATCGCAGAGCGTACTGGATCCTATATGCCCGGCAAAGATTGCTTGTTTGTGTATCGAGATAATCAGATCTTTTCAGCAACGGCATATGTCAAAAAGCAAGACAACAAAGGCGAATGGCATGAGCTGGCGCACACGGTGCACTGGGATGAGTATGCAGCTAAGAAGAAAGATGGCACTCATACCTCAATGTGGCAAAAGATGCCTCATGTAATGTTGGGAAAATGTGCGGAAGCTGCTGCTTTAAGAAAGGCTTTTCCCGCAGATATGAGCGGTATCTATACGAAAGAAGAGATGGAGCAAGCCAATAACCCTGAAGAAATTCTAGCTCCGATCGCTGTAGAAGAGAAATCGCATAAGCCTAGTTTGATAAAAGATGTTGAAGATCTAATTCACATCATCGCCGATCCAAATCTTAAGCAGAATATTCTGAATTATCATCAAGTCAACGCTCTCGAAGAATGTACAGAAGATGTGCTGCGGATGATAGCTCGAACACTTAGCACTACAGGAGCAAAATGAAGATCATCAATGTTGAGCAGAGATCCGACGATTGGCTCGATCTGAGGCGATCAAAGATAGGAGCTAGCGATTGTGCCGCTGTGATGCGAGATAGTCGCTACAAGACGCCTAGAAAGCTGTGGAGAGAGAAGGTGCTCGGTGAAGAAGGATGCAAGATCAATCCTGCTATGCAAAAAGGTATCGATCTAGAAGATGAGGCGCGCGCTGTTTTCTCTAAGAAGCTAGGCTACGATTTTCAGCCACTCGTTGCTGTGCATGATCTAGACGATTGGATCATGGCAAGCCTGGACGGTTGGGATGCAGAGAAGAAAGCACTGCTAGAGATTAAGGTAGTGGGCAGGAAAGTCTTTGAAGCTGCTGAGCGAGGCGATGTGCCGATCGAGTACATCTGGCAAGTGCAGCAGCAGATTTGTGTAGCTCAGCCAGATTTCGCTTTCATAGGATTCTATTACAAGCCCGAGGATGGATCCGATGCCAAGACCGTTGAAATCCCTATACAAAGATCGGTAGAGATGACTTCCGAGCTAAGGGTCGAGCTAGATATCTTTTACCATGATTACATGCTCGCGTATGTAGAGCCGCCGATTGCCAAAGGCGATGTGATCGAACGTCGCGATCCTGCCTGGTACGGCAAAGCTGCAAAGTGGAAAGAAGTGAAAGCTAAAATCGCTGCTCTTGAAGTGGAAGAAAAAGAGCTTCGAGAAGGGCTGATTGAGCTGGCTGGCGAGGAATCTTGCTGCGGGTACGGTGTGAGCGCGACAAGATACGAATGCAAGGGTCGCGTTGACTTCACTAAAATTCCTGAGCTACAGGAGATCGATCTAGATCCGTATCGCTCTGAGAGCAAATGGACTTGGCGAATTTCTTAAAATTAACAATCTAAGGGAAATCAATGACCGTTCCGATTATCGAAAAAACTAACGACTATTCTATTTTTAAATCCGTAAATTTTAACAGAGATAAAAAGAGAAAGCACATTGAGAGCGTGAAAAAGATGCTCATAAAGGACAATCTTTTGCATCTGCATCCGATTTTGGTGAATGAAAAGATGGAGGTGATCGACGGACAGCATCGGTTAGAGGCAGCTAGAGAGTTGAACGTCCCAGTTTTCTTTATAAAATCAGATGTATCTTACGAGCATATACTCAATTCTAATCTGCTTCAGAAGAAAGCATCTCTGGCTGATGTGATCAAGTTTTACGCTCTGAAAGATAGACTACGCGACTACATAGAGCTGCAAAAGAATGTAAATGCGCTTAACATTTCTCCTAAAGCAATGCTCTCATTTATGTTCGGCAGCACTTCCCCTGGCTTGGTGGCTCTGATCAAATCAGGTAAGTTTCGAATGCCTCCCAATGCGTCTAAACTGGAGGGTTTGATCTTTTCGTATCAGCTATTTTTAGACTATTGCAGGGAGAAGAGGATAACGCCAATTGCGATGTTTATCAGCTTCCACTTCACTGTAGCTTTCCGTAACTTGCTACTCTTAGATTCGTTCTCTGAGAAGCTTTTCTACCAGAAGCTGGATAATCGCTGGTTTGACTTGAAACCCCAGATTAATTCTAAGGAATGGACTAGGGTGCTTGTTGATATCTACAACTGGAAAAACCGCTCTCCCTTGGAGTACAATGGCGCATAGGAAAATAGATCTTACCGGCCAGCAAGTAGGAAAACTCTTCGTCATCGAGGAGTTTTCTGTGCCTTACAACGGTGTGCAAAAATACCGAAAAACCTTGCAGAAACTTAGATGCAGATGCCACTGTGGGCTTATCTTCGAGCCGTTCAAGACGAATGTGCTTAGAGCCAAAACAACGCAGTGCAATCATTGCCAAAACTCTAAGCATTCTCCTGGCGAGAAGGTAGGAAAGCTAACTCTCAAGTCTAGAGAAGTAGATGACGGCGTTTCTAGCTGGATATGTGAGTGCGAGTGTGGCTGGAGCGGTAAGGTTCCTTCTTCTTACTTTCTATTCACGCCTCTAGCAAAGTGCATAGTCTGCCGCTATCCCAAAAAGTATTCGGTGAGGGTAAAAAGAACCCGCATTCAGCAAATGAACGAGCTGGCGGTAAAAAAACATGAGGACAAAAAAGATTCTCTGATCGGTACAAAACAAGGACGACTTAAGATCTTATCTTTTAGTCATTGGATAGAAGGTAAAGAGCGGAGGCGATCCGTTTATCATGCCGTATGTAAATGCGGAAATAAGGTTTTGATTAGATACGACTCCCCTTCCAAGAGTTGCGGATGTCTGCAAAAGGAATCAGTACCCAAGGCTGAAAATCATCCTCACGCGCTTCTTTCGCAGAAGGATGCTGATGCTATCAGAAAACTCTTAAAAGCAGATGTAGGCTATTGCCAGCGCAATATAGCCCAAATCTATGGCGTTAGCGAATCAGTGATCTCGGGGATAGCAACTGACAAAACCTATAAAGCTAAGTAAACGATTGCGCGGTTGGCAAGAATGGCTCGACCGCGTGTATCACTTCCTTCTGAAAGTCTGCTGCCCAGTCAGATCCCGGATGTGAGATGTCCTGATACTTATGCTTTCCGTACTGATCTATTTCCCCTGTTTGAAAGCCACGCAGCGATACATATAAGCCCCCTTTCTTAGTCCTGTAGATCTTTGCTTTGTGAAGCCACCAGTCCCTGTCTCCCTGTGAAGTTTTCATAGCTTTAGGAAACAGGATCGAGAACTCGCCTAGGTGTTTTTCTCCCTGCGGTGCGTCGTGCCAATTATGTATTTGCATCCTCATTCCTTTTTTTAAGTTCTCTTGTAGATAACCATGGCTACATAAGCAGGCAAGATTCCTTCCCATTCAGGGTCGACCTGCGGATCGCAGTGCATCTTGATATCAACGACTTGATCGGTATTCAGCTCATCCAGAAAGACATTTATTGCTGCTTCCAGTTTTTCCCTTATAAAGCTTTCGAACATCTTAATCTGCATCTTTATCCTATTCTGCTCGTTTAGTTTTTTTAAGAATATTATTGTGCTCTCTTACTTCTGCTATGGTAAAAATTGGATTGTAAGATTCGAAGAGCAAAGAATCAGAATCAAGGGGAGTTATCTTGAGTATGCCGGTTCCTCCCACATCAATACATCCAATTTCTCCGATTCTTCGATAAACAGAAAAACCAATATCTGAATAGGGGATGTTTAGCTCTCTAAGGAAATATAGCAAATCGGGAAACTCTCTGATAAACACAGAAATACACGCCTCACATAGATCTATATCAAAGAAATATCCTTCCTGCTCGTAGCTTGTGTAAATCCCAATCTTACCCGCGTAGGAAGTCCATAGAGTCCAGCTTGCTTTAGATAAAGAATCTTCTAGGGTTCCTTCTTCTATCCACTTAAAATTTTCCAAAAATTCTTCAAGAAATCCCTTCGACCACTTGCCGTTTGCAATGGTATAACATGGTGTTGTCAAGATTTCACCTCATCCTCAAGTCTTTCCATCATTTCTTTTAGAGCTAGATATTTCGTCTTCATCTCAAGGTAGAGCGAGCGGTATGCCAGAGTGATTTCACTCTGCTGTATGTACAGCTTTTTCCATAGCTGGTTCGTCACATCGTCTTCTTCATAGGTATCCATTCAATCTCCTAGCATTCGTTTTTCGTATTCTGCCCATGACCAATTCTTTCTCTCTAAGAAGATCTTGGAATACTCAGGGCATTTGGTCTTGTTTATCTTAACAACGGTCGTTGAGTGCAACAGGCAGCTTTCTACGCTCCAGTCGGTGCTAGAGGCGTGTATGATGTGCCTTGGGCGCAGAGAGAGCATATACTCGACATGTACCCAAGCATCTCTTGCCGTTTCCACTAGTCCTTTGCACAGCGGCAGTTGGTTGTAGGTGGATAGCCAGTAGACGTATTCGTCTCTCGAAGGATCCGGTAGCAGTCGGGTTTTCATTCTATACCCATAATTCTTAGTCTCTCAGTGAGTTTAGCGAGGAAATTCTTATCGGAGAACAAGAAATAATGTTTAGCACAAAAGTTGTCGATTGGGCCTGAGATCTCT